TTTTCTATGCCACCCGGAGCAGCGGTTCAATTGCAAAATTTTGAACCTAGTATTCAGGGTGGGTATAGAAGGCTTACAGGTAATTCCAAGTTTGATAGTAATCAAGTAGATAGCAGTAATAAAATACTTGGTGTAAATATTTTTAACAATGGTGTTCTTGCTGCTGCAGGTAATGTTGTTAAGTTTAGTACAGGAACAGGTTGGAGTACTTCTATAGGTACAAGAACTTCTGCTGGACGTTATAAGTTTGATCATTTTAACTTTAATAACACGGATAAAGTTATAATGGTAGATGATGTTAATCAAGCAGCTACATACGACGGTTCAACATATACACTGTTAAATGCTACTGGTGCACCTGCTGATCCTGCTTCGGTAGCGGTGTTTAAAGACCATATGTTTTTTGCAGGAATGTCTACTAATCCACAAGAGATGGTATTTTCTGCTCCATTTAATGAAGCTGATTTTACTGCAGCAAATGGGGCGGGTTCTATTAAAGTAGATACTCCTATTGTTGCATTAAAAGTTTTTCGTGATGCTTTATTTGTTTTTGGTGAAGATAAAATATACCAACTTCAAGGTACAAGTATAGCAGATTGGAGTATAGCACCTGTAACAAGAACATTGGGTTGTGCAGATGGGTTTTCGGTACAGGAAATTGGTGGTGATTTACTCTTTCTGTCGCCAGATGGATTAAGAACTGTAGCTGCTACAGCAAGAATTGGTGACGTAGAACTGGGTACTGTTTCTAAGCCTATACAAAAACGAATACAGGAAATTGGATTTGATAATATTACCTCTGTAATTGTACGAAATAAAAGTCAATATCGTTTATTTTATCCAAAAACAGGAGGAGCAGTTACTGACCAAAACGGAATTTTAGCTACGCTAAAAAGAACACAGCAGGGTATAGGATTTGAGTTTGCTGATATAAAGGGAATGAAACCTTCTGCGATGGATTCAGGATTTATAAGCAATACTGAATATATTATAGAAGGTGGATACGATGGGTATGTTAGACGGCAGGAAAGTGGTGACACATTTGACGGAAGTAATGTTGTCGCTGTATATAGATCACCAGATTTAAATTTGGGAGATGCTGGTATTCGTAAACTTATGCAGCGGGTTATTTTAAATTATGAAGTAGAGGGAACTGTTAGCGCACAACTTAGAGTAAGATATGACTCAGATAGTAAAGATGTACCACAGCCTACCTTTTTTGATATTGATTCTCCCGGTGGTATTGCTTTATACGGCAGTGCCTCTTCTACATATGGTAGTGCTGTGTACGATTCAAGCGGAGCACCAGTTTTCAGACGAGCTATTGAAGGATCAGGATTTCTTGTTGCCGTGAGAGTAAACCATGATAGTTCAAATAATCCATTTACTTTACATTCATACCAATTAGAATTTACTGCAGGAGGACGTAGATAATGGGAGCGACCTACACACGACAAAGTAGCACAGAGATTGTTGATGGTGAAGTCATCAATGCAGCAGATTTTAATAATGAATTTGCTCAACTAGTCTCTGCTTTTGCTGCTTCTACTGGACATACACATGACGGGACAACGGCAGAAGGTGGTCCTGTTACTAAGCTTTTGGGAACCTCTATTACAATTGGTGATGCTACTTCAGGAACGGATATTACAGTAACCTTTGATGGAGAAACTAGTGATGGTGTTCTTACATGGATGGAAGATGAAGATCATTTTAAGTTTAGTGATGATGTAGTTATAGATAGTTCAAAACGTCTTTATCTTTATGATGAGGGTGGAGAATATATTTCTGGTGATGGAACAGATATTACTGTAACGTCTGGTGCGGACATCAATCTTACTGCTACTTCTGATGTTAATATACCAGCCAATGTAGGAGTTACATTCGGCAATGATGGAGAGAAAATCGAAGGAGACGGTACTGATCTTACTATTTCAGGTAATAATATCAATCTTACTGCCACCGCTGACGTTAATATTCCTAGCGGGGTGGGTGTCACATTTGCTACGACAGAGAAGATTGAATCGGATGGCACTGATCTCTCAATCACAGTGGGCAGTGGAGGAGACATCAATATTCCAGCGGATATCGGCGTCACTTTCGGAAATGACGGAGAAAAGATTGAAGGTGATGGCACTGATCTTACAATTTCTGGTAATAATATTAATCTTACTGCCACTGCTGATGTAAACATTCCTAGTGGAGTAGGACTTACATTTGCTACAGCAGAAAAGATTGAATCTGATGGTACAGATTTAAGCATAACTGTTGGCTCTGGTGGTGACATTAACATACCAGCAGATATTGGTCTTACGTTTGGTGATGATGGTGAAAAAATAGAAGGTGATGGGACAGACCTTACGATATCTTCTTCTGCTTTAGCGACAATTGACGCTGGTACTGATATTAATCTTGATGCAGGTGGTGGAGATATTTTCTTTAAGGATGATGGTACGACATTTGGTAGTGCTACTAATTCAAGTGGTAATCTTATAATCAAGTCAGGTACAACTACCGCTATGACATTTAGTGGTGCCAATGTAACCTTTGCTGGCACAGTAACGATTGGTAGTGCAGAAATATCTGAAACTGAACTAGAGATACTTGATGGTGCTACGGTAACAACGACAGAGCTTAATATTATAGATGGTGATACTTCTGCTACCGCTACTACGGTAGCTGATGCAGATAGAGTAGTCTTTAACGATGCAGGTACAATGAAGCAAGTAGCCGTTACTGATCTTGCTGCATACTTTGACGATGAGATTACGGCAATGCCTAATCTAGTAACTACGGCAGCTACTACAGTGGGTGCTTTAGCTAGCGGTTCTATTGCAACTGGCTTTGGTAATATTGATAATGGTGCATCTAATATCACATCTGGCGGTCTTGTCAAGATTGATGTAGATGCGGATGCAGATGATCTTACAGGCGATAGTGCTACTGGTCGGCTAACTCTTGGTGCTAGCGAAGACCTTAATCTATATCACGGTGGTACTAATTCTTATATAGTAAATGACACAGGAGACTTGATTTTAGATACTGCAGATGATATAATGTTAGATGCTGCTGGAGGTGATATCTTTTTTCAATCAGGTGGTACAACTTTTGGTTCTGCTACAAATACCAGCGGCAATCTAATAATTAAATCTGGTACTACTACTGCTCTTACTTTTAGTGGAGCAGATGTTACTATAGCTGGTGATCTTACTGTAAGTGCTTTGATTGCTGATGGTACAAATTTTAATCCAGTAGTAATTTCTGGTGATGCTACGATAGCAACGGATGGTGCTTTAACCATTGCTGCAAATGCAGTAGAAGGAAGTATGCTTAATAACAATGCTATTAGTGATCTTACTGCTCTTACAAGTGGTCTTGCTACTACAGATGAATTAATGGTTAGTGATGCTGGTACTCTTAAACGAATGGATGTAAGTGTTCTTAGTGAACAATTTGCAAGTTCTGGAGATGCTACGGCTCTTGCCATCGCATTAGGGTAAACTAAAAGGAAGGATAACATGGCAAATACATTTAAAGTTATAACTAAAGCTGGTGTTACATCAGCAGACGTAATCTATACTGTTGCTGGTAGCACTACTACGGTTATACTAGGACTTATAATCGGTAATACGACTAGTAGTTCTGTTAATGCCACAGTTACTCTTGGAACAGATACAAGTAATAGAGCAGGAGCTAATAATGAGTCTAACCAAGATGTTGAACTTATTACTACCACGCCTATTCCCGGCAACAGTTCATTAGAATTATTGTCAGGTAATAAAGTAGTTATGGAAACTACAGATACTCTATCAGTTACAGGAAGTGGTGCAGTTGACGTAGCTCTGTCAGTTATGGAGATCACCTAATGGCTTATATAGGAAAAGCACCCCCTATTACTACAAATTTACTTGAAGATGCAGATCAAGATACGAAGATTCAAGTAGAAGAAAGTGCTGATGAGGATACTATACGTTTTGATATAGCAGGTGCTGAAGTAGCTACATTAACGAATAGTTCTTTAGTTCTTAAAGGAACTACTCCTACACTTACTATAGGAGATGCTGGTGCTGAAGACACTAAAATTGTATTTGATGGTAACGCACA